CGCGAAAGCCCTGTTCTTCGATAGGCCGGTCAGGCAGGCAGTCGACCGAACGAAGCTGAAGGTTCTCTCGAAATACGGGGCCTTTGTTCGCCGGACAGCACGGGCGAGCATCCGCAACCGCAAGGGCGACACGCCACGCGGTCGACCTCCGGCGAATCGCGTTGGAACTCTCAAGAAGTACATCTACTTCGTGCGAGACCCATCGGCTGATTCGGTGCTCATCGGACCTGCCAAGCTGAGCGGAACAGAGGACAAGCCGGGTCTGGAGTGGCTCGAAGAGAACTTCCCGTTCATGGGACCAGCCCACGAAGAGAATCTGCCGAAACTCCCCGGAATGTGGAAGGACTCAATCTGATGGAATGGGCGAACTGGCTCTCGAAATTCATCCAGGACGTCGGGTTCCCGATTGTGGTCGTTGTGGGAATCGTCGGATTGCTGGGCTGGATCTCTCACCGGTTGGGGCAGTTCTGCGGGCCACTGATTCGCCAGCTGGTCTCGGCAGTGATGGAGTTCCTTGGGACGACATCAAAGAGCGTGTCAGTTCAGACGGACATTCTCCACGTGATGGCGAATGATCAAAAACACTACGGGTCATTGGTGACCCGGATTCACAATCGAATTTTCGGAGACGACTCAGATGAGCTGGTTCAAGAATTGGAAGACAACCACGGTCGGCGGGGTGCCGGCTCTCGCGGTGCTCCTGCAGCAGATGGCGGCGGCGATTGACAACGACCCCGCCACCAATCCCAGCATGACAATCATTGTCCTGGCAATCGGTGCTCTCGGAAGTGCCCTGTTCGCGAAAGACTCAGACCAGAAATGAAGAAGACTCCCACCAGAACACGAAAGCCAGCGAAGGCGGCTCCCAAGGCCGCTCCTGCGACTCCCCGTCAATGGGGGCTGATTGGTGCTCTGGTGGCAGTGTCGATCTCCATCACGGCTGGGGTCGGCCTGCTGTTCTGGCCGGGCTCACAAGAGCCAGCGACCGAGCGGATGGTGATCAACAACTACATCGACCTGGTCTGCTCGGAAGTGCTCGACAAGCTGACAGCCGCGAACGATGGCGACCTCACCGGGGAGCAGGCGCTGCACATCATCAAGGTTTCGACGCCGATCATTCAGGAGAACACCTGGAAGCCGCTGACAGACCGGCTCACCAGCCTGCAGGCTGATGGCGTGTTCGATCAGAAGAAACTTCAGGCGGCGATTGACGATACACGGAAGGGGCTTCAATCATGCAAGCGATAGACCCCGTCTGGAATCGTCCGCTCTGCTACGACGGAGACGGCGAAGACCATGCCAGCCTTGCCACGCTGTCGAGCCTCTGTTCTGTCAATGAGGACTTCGCCAAGGACGTGAAGGTTCCGGACAATGTGGCGCTCGGCTGGCTCCCGGTGAAGAACCAGGAGCGAATCGGGAGCTGCGGCGGGCATTCGAATGTTGGTGTAGGCCAGGTGTGCCACTACTGGAGTACCGGCAAGCTCCCCGACTTCTCCGAGCTGTGGGCATACATCCGGGCTCAGTCTCGCGACGGGCTGGCCGGTCGCGACTGTGGATCGACGGCGAACGCTCATATCCACTTGGCGACCGTCGAAGGCTACAAGACCGAGCAGGAAGTTCCATATCGGGGCCAGTCTTACCCTGTGAACTGGCGCGACATCGCGGCGATTCCCGGGAATCCATCGCTGCGACTGAAGCAGGTTGTGCGGGTCAAGAGCTGGCAGCAGCTCCGGCAAGGATTGGCGGCTCGCTGGGCGGCGATGGCGTTCGGGCCTTGGTTCAATGTTCCAAGGGATGGGCAAGTCTGGCAACTTCAGATCAATCAGGCTGGGGGCCATGCGTGGTACTTCCCCGGGGAGTTCCGGAACGGCAACCCGCGGGGAATGAACTCGTGGGGAATCGAGTTCGCCGACCGGGGCCGGTTCGATTTCTATGAACAGCCGTTCAATCAATGGCTGACCCACCCGCACACCTACGTTTTCCTTCTCTCGGAACTGGCCGAAGCGAAGCCGCGAAACGTCGACTTCACCAAGGAGCTGTGGAAGTGAAAGCGTTTCTCTTTGCTCTAGCCCTGCTGGTTGTGGCCACTCTCCTTGTGGCTGCGGATACACCGCGAAATGACGACCTGCGTTCCACCGTGGCCAACCAAGTCGACGCTGTGGAATCCGATCAACTCCAGGAGTTGAAGCAGAAGACCGAATCACTGGCCGGTGAATATCGCCTGCTGAAGTTCCAGCTGGAAAAGTGCTTGTGTGAGCTGAAGCAAAAGGAAGCCGCGAAGGCTTCCAAGGGCAAGTTTCCCCGGTTGATCGTGTTCAGTGCTCCTGAGTGGTGCGCTCCGTGCCGGGAGCTGGAAAAGAATATCGAGAAGCTGGCCGGTCAAGCCTATCAGGTTGATGGCAAGTCGCATCTGTGGCGGGAGAACATCGGCGGCGATGAGACCTTCTCGATTCAGCTGGTTGACTGCTCGGACAGTGACGGAGATGGCAACAAGCTCGCCGGAGACTATGGCGTATCGACCTTCCCGACCACGCTCCGAGTCACTGGGCCCGGAACAGTTGAGTCTCGGTTCACTGGCGTGATCGACACTGACACGATCTGCCGCTACCAGGCTGGTGAGTGGTCGCCACCCGTGAAGCTCGATCCGAAAAAGTTCGTGGGGGGACCGAATTGAACGACATTGAAAAAGCACTGACACCGAAAGCCAATGAGCTTGCTGAGAACGTCGCCAGCTGGGCGGCCAGATGCGACGGTTCTCGTGGGGCGAGACGCGAACACAAGGCGATCTATCGTCAGTACGCTCGTGAGCAACTCGAAGACGAAGCCGCAAAGCTGGGTCTGGGCGTAGGCTTCTTCGCCTCGATTCTGCTTCGGTGGGCAATCTCGAAGCTCGTCAACAAGATCATGGAACGGTGGCTCAATGCAAGTTGAACCGATCCAGATCCCGACGCAGTTTGCTTCGCTGGCTCGCCAGTTGTGGCGATGCCTTCGCGGCGAGCTTGGCCCCTGGGAAGTGGTGTTCGACGGGAAGCTCCTGTCGATTCGGTCGGCAGTGGCTCCCGAGTGGGCCATCGGGATTTCGATTGAGTGCGGCCCGAGCCTGCTCCGGTTCTTACGGGGTGACTCTTCGCTGAAGTATGGCGAGCATGCCTTCCGGTTCCTTCGGCCTTGTCTGGGGATTCTGGCGAGTGACACGCTCACTCACGGCGGCAACGCGGTGATCCCTCAATTCTACGTCATCGCCCCGCGTGTCACGGACCCCATCGCCCATCACATTTCCGCCGACGATGACGGCAACTTCACCATCAAGCTTCGCACGCGGCTGATTGGAGCCCCTGTCGAAGCTCGGATTCTTCTCTAAGGAATGACGCATGTCACTGCTCGGCTTGGACGCCAAGGTCTATCGCAACACCGGCACTTACGGAAGCCCCACTTGGACCGAGTGGAGCTTCATCAAGGAAACGACTCTCTCGCTCTCGAAGGGTGAGGCTGACGCCACCACGCGAGCCAATGGCGGCTGGAAGGCCACGATCGGAACGCTGAAGGATGGCTCGCTCGAAATCACTGCGATCCATGACACTTCGGATGCCCAGTACCTCGCGGCCTACCAGGCGTTCTACCAGGACACGGTCTTTGACCTGGCTGTCGTGGATGGGCCGATTGCCACCGTTGGCACTCGTGGCCTACGGGCTTCGTTCATGGTTACGGCTCTCGACCGGGGTGACCCGCTCGAAGACGTGAAGACCACAACAATGACACTCAAGCCGACCTATTCCAGCAACGATCCGGCTGAATGGCACACGGCAAGCTAGTTTGACTTCATTCCCACGGCAGTCATTGGGCTGCCGTGGGCCTTTCTACCACGGAACCAGCATGCAAAGCTTCAAGGATGTTGACGGCAAGCCTCACGACGTCGCTGTGACGTTCGCCACGATCATGAAGGTGCGGAGCCGCACTGGGATCGATCTTCAAGAGATCATCGGGCCGAAGTCTCGCGAGATCGTCGAGAAGCTCACGGACCCGATGACGTTTGTCGAAGTGCTCGGACTCGCCACCGGCGAAGACGGCGACCAGCTCGCGGAAAAGCTTGACGGAGCAGCAGCGGAAGCCGCAATGAATGCTGTGCTCGATGCGGTGCTCGATTTTTTCCCACCCCAGAAGGGAAAGCCCATCCGGGAAGCCCTTCGCCGGACGCGGGAAGCAGCAGCACAACAAGAGCAAACAGCCCTGGCCCACCTGCAGGAAGCGATGACGAACGGCGACTTCGACCGGGCGCTATCGAAAGCCTTGTCTGGGAACTCGCCGGAGAACTCGGAATCGACCCCGGCCCACGGACGCTCCGAGAGCTGATCCTGATGGCAAAGGGCAGGCGTTCTGCCGAATGGTCGAGAACGTCGAGCCTTATGGCACTGATTGCCAACGTGAACAGCTCCCGCAAGCGGTGGAGCCCGTCCGACTTCGACCCGACTCGCAAGAAGTCGAAGAAGCCAGACGTGAAGCTCCCGCCGAAGGAATCAATCGACATTCTTTTGAAGGTGTTCGGTGTCAGCAACAGCCGTTAGAGCAGGACGAGCATTCGTCGAGGTCTTCGCGGACACGAGCCCACTGGCTCGCGGTCTGAAGAAGGCTGGAAAGATGCTCACTGGCTGGGCTGACGGGCTGAAGTCGGTTGGTAAGCAATGGGCGCTCGCCGGATCGGTTGGCGTGGGTGCCTTCTTGGGAGCTGCCAAGGTGTTCGCCGATGCGGGCGGGGCCTTGGATGATATGAGTCAACGAACGGGCGTCAGCGTCGAGGCTCTCTCGGCTCTCAAGTATGCAGCCGAGCAGAGCGGAACAAGCTTGGAAGCGGTCGAAGCGGGCGTCAAGAAGCTGTCGGTGAATCTGGCCGAAGCGGCTGGCGGAAGTGAATCGGCTCGCGACAAGTTTACGAAGCTCGGGTTGAGCTTCAGCGACCTCGCGAAGATGTCGCCGGAAGATCAGTTTATTGCCATCGCTGAGCGACTGTCACAGATCACAGATCCCGGCCAGAAGGCTGCGGCGACGATCGACATTCTCGGCAAGAGCGGTGCCGAGCTGATCCCGTTGATGAACGGCGGTGCCAAGGGTGTTGCGGCCCTAGTGGAAGAAGCGGAGCGTCTGGGCCTGGTGATGACCAGTGCCGAAGCGACGGCAGCAGCAGAGTTTGGCGACAAGCTCGATCGAGCGTGGGCCATTGCGGGCCGAACAGTGGGACGGGTGGGGGCGGCTGTTATCGGTGCTCTCGGTCCGTTCCTGGACATGTTGATTCCGCTGGCAGCTGCCACGGGACAATGGATTGAGAACAATCGGGGGCTGTTTCAGATCATCTTGGCTGTGTCGGCTGCAGTGGCTGCGGCTGGCGTGGGGATGATGTTCCTCGGGATGATGATCCAAGCGGTTGTCACGGTTGGCGGCGCGGCTCTTGCTGTGCTCGCTGGCGTCGGATCAACTCTCGGATTCTTGGGCGGCGTGCTCGGGGGGCCGGTGGGGATTGCGTTCACTGCCCTGATTGCCTTCCTGGCCGGGACTGTCGATTGGAGTAACACCCTCAAGACCTCGATTGAGTGGGTGACGGATGCCTTCAACACGCTTGCGGGTGAGTCGGTTGACGCTGTCAATGGAATCGTGGCAGCGATCTCAGCGGGCCGGATCGAGGCTGCCTGGAATATCGTTCTCGCTTACCTTGAACTTCAATGGCTGAAGCTGACGGGAGTTCTCCGCGAAGGCTGGCACGCTGTTGTCGATCCCATCGTCGACGCCTGGCACACGGCGGTGTTCAAGATCGCGGAAGTCGGCCTGAAAGCGTTCTACGGTGTATCTGATGTCTGGTCGGTCATGATGGCGACGATGAGAACGGCTCTGATCGACTTCGTCGGCTTCTTTACCGACAAGTGGGCAACCAGCCTGGCCTACATCGAAAGCGGATGGGTCAGGCTGAAGGGGCTGTTCGACTCGGGCGTCAACGTCGAAGCGGAGGTCAGCCGAATCGATAAACAGCTCGCCGACAAACTGGGAAGCAACCAGCAAGGCCGGGACGGTGCCAAGGCAGACATTGTCAACAGGCGTAATGCTGAGATTGCCAGGATTCAGGCAGAGCGATCCGGGGCACTGTCCAGCCTGGGAGAGCAGAACACAGCCGAGCGAGACGCCAGGGCGAAGCGGCGACTGGCTGCCGAAGATGCAGCACAGAAGAAACTCGACGAAGCGAAAGCAGCGTTTACAGCATCCGTCGAGGAAGTTGCTAAGGCCACTGAGGAAGCAAAGGCCAGCCGATCAAGCTCGATCTCTGCTGCCGGTGCAGGAATCTCATCTTCCATCGTCACAGGATCGTTCAACCCGATGAGCTTTCGCGGTGCAGCGAGTCCTCGCGAATTCCATCAACAGAAGCTTATCGAAAAAACGGATGTCCTGATCACGGCGATTGATGAGATGAAAGCCGAGTTCGCTGGGTATCGCAAGGAAGAACGAGAAAGGCCGGGTATCTGATCGTGGCAGTAGTCCTCAAATACGACAGTTCGCTCACAGCTGGAGCGTCCACGGCTGACGGAAGCCTTGACCGGAAGTATCTGGTCGGGAGCACGTCAGACGCCGACGCATACAGCGAACTCCTGGCCCACGCCGATTGCCCGGACTCGATCTCGACACCGTTCGGCGTGCTGTTCCGGAAGCGGCTGAGTGTCACTCATATCGGCAACGGGAACTATGAGGCTGAGTGCAATTGGGCGGGCCTGGGCGTCGAAAATGACGAGCCTTCGTTTGTCGAACTGAGCTTCGACACGCAAGGCAAAACCGAGCACATCACCCAGAGTCTTGACACGACGATCTATCCCGGAACGGGAGACGATCACGGCGGTCAGATCGGCGTGACGAAGGACGGAGTCGAAGGCGTTGACATTGTCGTTCCAGCCTTCACCTGGACGGAGACATGGATATTCCCGAACGCAAGTTGCACGACCACTTATCGCGAGAGCTTGAAATCGCTCACGGGAACCGTGAACGATGCCACGTTCCGGAATCACTCAGCTGGTGAAGTGCTGTTCCTGGGTGCTCGCGGCTCTCGAAAGAACGCTTTTCAGTGGCAAATTGAATTCAGCTTCACGGCGATCCCGAACGCTTCTTCGTTGACTGTCGGGACAATCACAGGCATCGCCAAGAAGGGGCATGAATACATGTGGATCACGTGGGACAGGCAGGAAGTGGGCGGTGAGTTCGTCGCCAGCATCCCGCGAGCGGTGTACGTCGAGAAGGTCTATCAGACCTCCAGCTTTTCCAGCCTCGCCATCGGAACGGGAGCAGTGTAAATGGGGCTCGGACCATCAAGCACGCGAATCATTGCGGCGGCTGTCGGCACAGATCCCGAGCAGGCTCCGGCCAATTCGACGCTCGGAACTGTCGTTACTTACGACGTCCCGCTCAGTGGAGACGACGCGGCTTCTGATCAGGTTGTCAGGGGCGATGATTCTCGGTTGAGCGACTCGCGAAATCCCACGAGTCACACTCACGACGATCGGTATTTTACCGAGTCGGAAGTCGCATCCGCCCTGGCGACAAAGGCCGATCTGGTTGGCGGTGTGATTCCGACAGCTCAAATTCCGGCCATCGCGATCACTGCATTTCTCGGGACCGTTGCCAATCAATCCGCGATGCTGGCCCTGTCCGGCCAGTACGGAGACTGGTGCATCCGTAGCGATACGGGTGCGACGTGGGTTATTACCGGGTCTGATCCGACCGTTCTGGGAAACTGGACGGCGTTAGGCTACCCGGCTTCCCCAGTGACCAGCGTTAATGGTCAGACGGGGGCCGTGACGCTTGGATACTCAGATGTTGGAGCTGCTGCGTCGGGTCACGATCACAGCGGCGTCTATCAGCCACTGGACGCGACACTCACGGCACTGGCGTCACTGTCGACATCGGCGGACCAGCTCATCTATGCGACCGGGGCGAACGCCTTCGCAATGAGCGCGCTGACGGCAGCAGCTCGCGGACTGCTGGATGATGCCGACAACACGGCAATGAGAACGACACTCGGTCTCGGAACTGCCGCGACTCTCAATGCCCCGGCCAGCGGAAACGCCAGCTCGACGGAGGTTGTTCTCGGCAGTGATACGCGACTTGGCGGCGGCGGGGCAACTGTCGTTTCTTCGGCTGTGTCATCAAACACGAACATCACCGGAACCTCTGCGGCCTGGGTCGATTCGACGCTCTCAGTCGCTCTGACGGAAGGTACATGGGATTTTGACGGCAGCAAATTCAATTGGTTCTGGGGAGCCACGGGCAAGAACACTCAGAACCGCCTGAAGGTGACAGCCGGTTCGATCACCAAGACCGATGGGCGGGTGGTTGGAGAGTGTCGCATCGTCGGCGGTACGTCAACGCAGATGACGTACACCGCAGCAACCGGAGTGATCTCCGGAGGCAGCCAGTCGTCTGGAACGAACTCAGTGGTATTTCTGATGGACGGTTTCGTTGTGGTCCCGTCTGGCGGATGCACTATCACGTTGCAGTACCTGACCGGACCAGGATCAGGCGAAACTGTGGTGTTCGAACAAGGCTCCTGCCTAAAGGCGACCAAGCGATGATTGATCAAATCAAGATACTGGCCACCCCCGCGTTCCTGCCGTCTCAGTACGCCTTTCGGGCCGATGCGTACCTGGGGTTTGCCTGCGTGCTTGTTCTCGAACAGTCGCCCCCTGTGCTGGCCGTGCAAAACGGAGAGGCGTGGGACAAAAGACCGGCAAGCGAGGCTGAGCTGGCAGCGATCCTGTCAGGACTGCAGGCCAATCCCCCGAAGCCGCAACACCTGACACCGCTGGAAGCACTGGAGCGTTTCACCGTTTCGGAGAGGGCTGCTATTGAGGCGAACGCCAAGCCGCTGGCGTGGCGACTGTTTTCCGCCATCGAGCCGATCAGCTGGGCCACGTTTGCGGCATCAGTGGCGGAGCTTCAATCTGGCGGTCTGCTTACGAGTGCACAAGCGGAAAGGATTCTTTCGTAAATGGCGACTCAAACGATCCAATTCCGAGCCGATGCGGGCCTCACCCTGAAGGCCAGGCTCTACCCCGTTGCCAGTGACACGGCTTTCGCAGCGGAAGCAACGTGCACGGAAGCGACCAACCGCAAGGGGCTTTACAGCTTCACGCAGTCGGCCAGCTCGGGCAAGTACGAAGTGAAGATTTGGGACGACACCGGAACGCGGTATCTGCTCGGAACTGTCTTCGTGAAGACCACGGACACAGCAGCGACTTTTGAGTGCGTCGATCAGCGGATTGACCTGGAGATTGCCGAAGACGCTGAAACTGCAGCAGCTGGTGGCGGGGGCGGCGGGGGCGGTGGCGAGACCACCAGCTTCAGCGATGCCGCGCTCGATCAGCTGCGGGGCGTCCGGTTTATCGGACCGGCCAGCGTCAGCAGCTCGCCTCGCCAGATTGTGGCCGGTGACGACTACAGCGGAACGCGGGTGCTCCGGTTCGAGAGTGACGCTCTCCCGGATCTCGCCGGGGCCAGCTCAATCACGTTTACGATGCGAACGACAAACCGGGCGAATACCGTCGCCCTGACGACAACAACCGTGGCCTACGCGGAAGACCCAACGCGGCTGGAAGTGACGCTGACTTCCGCTCAGACGCGGATTGATCCCGGCTGGTACGACGCTGACATTGAAGCCGTGGTCGACTCGAAGAAGCAAACCGTTGTCGGGCCGAAGGTCCGCTTCGAGGTCTTGGAGGATCAGACCCGATGAGTGTCCAGCGAGTCAGCAGAACCAGCCGACCACCACGGCCCGGAATCGACTGGCTCAACAAGGTGGGCCAGGCGGTCAACGATCACGAGCAGCGGTCAAAGACCTTTGGCCCACGCGCCGCTCGTCCTGTTTCGAAAGAGACTCAAGCTCTCATCGTGCTCGTGAAGAACACGACAGAGGACACGATCGGCCAGTATCGCCCACTCGATCTTGACGGGACAGTTCTTCACGAGCAGGACATTGTTCTCAAGGGGATTGCCGGGGCCGGGGGCCGGTGCGTAATCACTCAAGAGCCAATTCCGGCTGGCGGGATTGGACGGGCCGCGATATCGGGAATGACGAAGGCATGGGTGACAGGCACGACTGGCAGCCAGGTTTCGTCCGGTGACGGTGTGATGGAGATGGGCAGCGGTCTTGCTGAAGTGCTCTACGACAGCGATGACGCTGTTACGACTGAGCGGATTGCAATTCTCTTGATGGCTGCTGGATCTCCTCCATGCGCCAACTACTACATCTTCGCTGTCGAGGGCGGGCCGACAGCCGGAACTGTCGGTTGGTCAGTCATCGACCTGACCGACGATTCTACAGTCGTGAGCGGAACGTACACGATGGGTGATGCGACATCAACGCTTGTGACTGCAATCAACACGGCTCTCGGTTTCACAGTGCCGATTAGCGGCGGGCCACTGCCTGCCAACGAGATCACGCTCAATCTCAACCGGGGACGGTCGGACACGCGATACGAGTTCCGCATCACCTCCCAGAGCCTGACGCCTCAGACAGACGGCTTCGCCTATGCCAAGGTTGCGGCTTGCTGTGTCGTGGGGGGCTGAACCGTGGCCTACGAAATCCCCATCATCTCCCGGAATCGTTGCTGCAACTCCAATTGCGAGGCGGGCAATCCAGAAGCTCCGACCTGCTGGGAAGTGTACCTACCGGGGACGAATCCCGAGGACGATCTGCCCTATCGGTGGTACATCGACGCGAACGTCTACGACACCATCGACGGGCGTATGTATGACGCCATCGGACGCCAGCATCTGTACCAGCCGACCCATGCGGATTGTTTCCCATGCAGCGAGGGCACGGACCCAGTCGAGAACATCGTTGGCCTACGGGCCATTCGGTTCCTGAAAATCGGCGACTGCGGGCCGATCCGCGTGAGCTGGATGTTTGGCAACGGCATCGGGCAAGGGTGCGGCGGGGACGATGACGCCGACTACTACACGTTCACCGACAGAACCGATTCGCGGCTCGTGCTGACGACAGGCTTGGGCGATACGATCCTTATTCCCTGCCAAACTCCGTACATCGAGGCAGAAGACGCGCCAACCTGTCTGTGGGCCACGGGTGGCGTTCAGTTAGATCAGATTCTGGTGCAGAACGGGGGGCCGTGTGGTGATACTGACGAGCCTCACACCGACTTGTTCGGGGCGTTGACAGATGCCACTGAAACGAAAACGATTTCATGGTCAATTGACAGTAATCAAGCCAACATCACGATCACATACAACGACGGGACAACGACATACACGGCCACAATCCCATTCGAGCGCGAATGGTGGCTCAGTGTTCTCGACCTGTTTAACGAAGACGATGAGGTCGTGAACGTCTACGACTGCTCACAGGTTCCGTGCGAGCCGTATTTGTGTTTCCCACTCTGCGTAGCGAACACCTGCCCAGACGACCCAGAGACAGTCAACGCATCAGCGGTATTCATCACCGCAAACGACGGGGCAACGGACCACGAGGGGGAAGCAACATGGAGTGACATCACATCGGAGTATTCATTCAGTTTCGATGTCGGTGCGCTGTGCGGCACGCTGTCAGGTCGAATCTACTGCGACGGCGAAGACATCAAAGTTGACTTCGACCTATTCGACGGAGCGGTCCACACCTACGCCACATTCACAGTTACGTGGGAATGCGTGGATGACGATGTCTCCTGGACTACTCCCACGGCTGTCTCTGGCATCTCGTGTGCGTTGGATATCACCCTCTGGACAAACAACGGCGGTGGTGCCTAGTGGAGTGCTGGTTCAAAACGCATCCACTCCCGCACCTTCCGGGAGTGTCGACAACTGAATGCCAAGGCTGCGGACTGGCCGTCAACTCCGGCCAGGCGATGCGGTGCCGTAGGAATGGCCCGAAGATTCGCGGGCTTGGGGACGTGGTTCAGAGAGTCATGAGAGCAACAGGCGTGGCGGCGGTCGTAAAGGCTATCTCGCCGGGCTGTGGTTGCTCTGGTCGTCAACAGCGGCTGAATGAGATGTTCCCATTGGGGGCTGACTCTCCAGTCGAGCCAGAGCATCCCGAGTGATGTGAGCGTATGCGTCAAGCTGCACATGGACCTGCTTCACAACAGCGATCTGTTCGCGCTGCAATGCGGCGTTCTCCCACGATGTGAATGCCAATATTCCAGCCGTGATTGCCAGCAGGTAGATCGACAGTTCCCCGCGAATCGCAGCCCAATCGCGGCCTGGTCGCTCGCTCGTTTGAATGCTCGTGAATTCGGTCGTCATGATTGGCCCCTTCCTGAATGGTCCGTCAGCAGCAACGAAAAGCCAGCCGATCCAGATCACTTGATTCTGAATTTTCCTGTTTTCCGTCATGTCGTCAATACACTTTAGCTGCACTTCCACTGCACTTTTGATGCACTTTTTCAGCATGTTTCAAAATTGCCAGAAAACCAGCCTTACAACTCGCTCACGACGAACGCAGCAACACTCAGGCGAAAGTGAGAACGGTGATGGCTCTTGATGTTCAAAAACGACCGGCAGCACGCCCACGGCGGTGCATGGTATACGGGGTTCACGGCATCGGGAAGAGTACATTCGGGGCCTCTGCTCCGAATCCGATCTTCATTCAGACCGAGGACGGCATCGGGGATATCGACTGTGACCGGCTCCCGCTCTGCGACTCGCTGGAGATGTTCTACGACCAGCTCGGCAGCGTGATCTCAGAAGGCCACGACTATCAAACGCTCGTGATCGATTCCGCCGACTGGCTGGAAAACCTGATCTCCGCAGCGGTCTGTAAGAAGGCCGGAAAGAAGGCTCTCGCTGACTTCGAGTTCGGCAAGGGAAATGGCTTGGTTGTGGCCGAATGGGGAACGGTTCTCGAAGGACTGCAGCAGGCTGTCAATCGTGGCCTGATGGTGATCCTCCTGGCCCACTCCGAGGTAACC